CCAAGTCGTTCATGGTTGTTAGTTTTGTTTCAGCCATATTTTAATAGCCCTTTCTAATTTTTAAATAGTCCAATGTTTGCAGCGATCATCGCTTGACGCTCTTCGTCGTTTTCAATAGCCATGATCTCCGCTTTAGTCATAGATACTGGGCCCGTACCCTTGCGAGGTGCTTTCTGTGTCAAACGTTCATCGACGCGGGTTTCTACTGCCTTATCAAAGATTTTTCGCAACGTGCCGATTTTCTCTTTCGTGGCTTCGGCTGTTTCATCGATCACAAAGTCGATAAACTCGCCCGGAAGTCCTTCTTCGCTCAATAGAGTTTGAGTGGCCACGCGCATTTCTTTAATTGCAAGAGCTCGCTCGCGTTCTTCGATCGCTTGGATCCGTTTTGCTTCCTCTTCTTTCGCGCGTTCATCTTTGGTCAGCTTCGCGAGGCGTTCGCCTTCGCTTTTGGCCTTTTCGATTGCTTCAGCTTGTTCAGCTTCCCAGCTTGCCCGTGCTTTAGCTACCTCGGCTGCGATTGCTTTTCCAAACTCTGCGCGTGTAAAGGTACGTTCTGCCTTTTCCTGCTTTGTCTCGACTTGTTCTTCTTGAGTGACGTCTTGCTCAATAGCTTCAGTCTCAACTGCTTGTGTATTTTCTGACATATTTTTCCTCCGACGGTTACGCCGTCACCCGATTGTTCTCGTTTTACGTCCGGCGACGAAACAATGCAGCTTTTAACGTCCTCCGCATAGTCTGGACAACAAAAAAGCGGTCTATTCCCGCTTGTCAAGATACCGGATCACCTCCGATCACTCGTTCTTGTCACCTCGTGACTTTTTAATGCTCTTTATGATACCTTCGATCATTCCAGCGAGTACGGCCCAACCCGCTACCACCAGAAAGGCAAAGCAGAAAAGGCCCGCTGTGTAAGATACCATATCCCAGATATTAATCACTTGTGTCCTCCTCTCCGATTTCTCCCGCGTCCGGCATGATCGTAGATCGACAATTATAATGGAACGGGGGCATATTCACCCCGACTTGCGCGTCCTCGAGTTTATAGAGCTTGTCTTCCTGCGCGATTCGCCGGCAAATTTGAGTTGTCCGATCGTCTAGCACGACCAAGATCCGATAATACTCGAGCCCGGCTTTTTGGTAACGCTTGATAGTGGCCCGATTAATGACGGCCGTCGCGTCGGTCCTTACCAACGTTTCAGCTCGCGACCGCGCCACGTTGAATTCTTTTCGAATCTCGCGGGCCATCTCTTGCGGGCTGTCACCACGTATAAAGCCTTGTTTAAATACCTCTTTCAGTTTTTGCGCGAGGCTGTCCGTGTTGCCCCAAAGTTGCTCGGAATAGTTCCGGCCGTTAAATGGGGTTTTGACAATCTCTTCAAACGCTGGACGATTGACCGCGCCTGTACGGCCTCCCATAGCCTTTCTGTACGCGTATTCGGCAACGTTGAATAAATACCTCTCGAAGCTCTTATGAAGCGCTCCTGTGAGCACTCCGAGCCTGTGGATAGCTTCCAGTTGTAAAGCCTCGATTCTGATCGCTCGAGCTGACGCGTATTGTTGGTTTAATCGTCTTAATAACTCTGGATCCTTTTCGGCCTGCTCGCGGTATAGCGTCGCATTATCCACATAGTCGCTAAGATCCTCACCTCGAAGGCGCTTCGTTGCGTCTTGGTAAGTGAGTTCGTGATCTTCAGCGTACTTTGTATAAAAGTCGAACAATGACTTTTGTAACCTTACCGCCTCGTTGCGATAAGTTTTTTCCAATTCAGCAAAGAAGTCTATATCTTTTCGGTCAACGTATTCGAATATCTCTCGGGCGCGTGCTTCCCAGTATTCATCATGGGCGCTTATCTTCAGTTTCTTCATTCGTTGCTACCTCGCCGGCTTGTGGCTCGATTCGTGGGAGCATTTCAAGCGCTTTTTCCGCCTCTTCTTTCATACGCTTCAATTCAGCTTCAGCATTGACTCCGGTCACTTGCTCAAGGATCTCGACGATCGTTTGTTCACTTACCACGCCATAGAGATTTTTTGCAATAGCGACTAACTCAGCGTCATTCTGTGGCAAGTTTGGCGTGAATACGACGTCCGTCTCATTGATAAGGTTGTAATTATCGGAATCGTTGCCCTTGATCTTCCAGATATTGACTGCCAAACGCAAGCGACGCATGAGACCTTTTTCAAACAAAAGCTCTTGTTTACCGCGATAGTTATCCGCTGCCATCATCTTATATTTCATCGCTTCGCCCGATTGCGTTCCTGCAAAATTGTTATCCGTCGTGTCTGGCGTGAAGGTAAAACGTAAAATATCATTCACTAGCCGTTCCTTGTATGCTTCCGCTCCGGCTGTGTCGTATGACTTGACAAGATAGTTCGCGCTTGGACTCGATCCGCCCGGAATCGGGTTATCATCAAGGATCAAGATCTTCGCTTTTTTAAAGGCTTGAGATACCGCAAGCCGTCCATTTGGATTGACGCGACCGTCTTCCATGAAGTCTTTATCTTCTACGCCCGTGAACGGATTCCCGGAGATCACCAAAAGAGCCTCGTTACTGTCTTGCTGGAAATTAGCAAGCTCTGACTGTGACAAGTCGTAAGCGTCGATCGAGTCCAGTACAGCTTCAAACGCCCCTGTACGGTCCGTATTGTTGCTAAACTCGTTTACTGGTACGCCATTAAAGAAATGTTCGCTCGTATCCTTGAGATGAAGCGTGTCCGTGTCTTGATTATCGTCCACATACTCATAAATAGCGTTACTAGTATAGACTTTTACAAAATCGCGTTTGTGGCCGTTGCCATAACTAATAGAGTAGTAGTTGACTGCCATCAAAGACCGTTGCTCGTAGCTGTCGTCATAAACGACAAAAGTTTGCTCTGGATCCATACGATAGAGCTTGACCCATACCGAACCATCTTCGTCTCGGTACGCGTTTAAAAGCTCGTAAGCCCGGCCATAGATCGCAAGATCTGTCTTAATCGCGACGTTGTGGTCCTTTTCGTTGTTCTGCTTTGAAAACTGGTCAATCTGTTTCTGTATCTCCGCGTTTTCGTTTTTGTACTCGACCGGGTTTCCCAGCATATAGCCTTGTTCAAAAATAGCAATGTATTTTGCCCAGTCGCTCGCGATTCGGTTGTCCGCGCTGTACGGATCGCTTTTGGCCTCGCGATACTTGATATTATTATCGGCGAGATAATAGCGTTTCAGTTCTTTCAACCGGTCTAATTGCTCAGATCTGTGCGTTCCGATGTAATTTTTTAGACGCTCGATCCATTTCTGGCCTTCGTATTCGATTGCTTCAAAATCTTCGGCCGTCATGATAAACTGACGATTCGCGTTCTCGTCGAAACGCCGTCCTTTCAAAAATTTCAATTTCTTTTATTCCTCCCTTTAGAAATAATATTGCGCGCTGGTCATACGCTCTTTCACTGTGCTGCTCGTATCGTATACGTGTTGTGAGTAGATCGCGTATCTTACCGCGTCTAGTACGTCGTCATGCTCTTTTACTGGTTCGCCCGATCGCTCATTCCAGACGTATTGATAGATCTCATCTTTGAATTTCGCGACCTTGTTTGAAACGACAAAAAAGCGACCAGCTTTCATCAGCTTCGCCACTTCCTCGATCCCAGATAATACTGACTTATACGCATTAAAGCACTTGAGCCGTTCGCGGTTGAATCTTCCGACGTGCTCGGGCCGTGCGCTGTCAGCCCAGAAGAATATATCGCCATACCGCGCCTTGATATCTTTTGCGATATCTACCCAGAAGTCTATCTCTTTGTACTGGTGCGCGTGTTCCTCGAGTATGTACACATCGCCGGACTCGGTTTGGCCCACGACCACGATCGAGCCCCAGTGCTCATAACCCCAGTCAACACCCGCGTAAATCTTCGCGAAATTCTCGGGCGGTTGTGTCGTGTACATATCTTCTCTAAAGTCGCGATAGACCGCGCCCTCACCGATCACCCAGCGCCCATATATCCCGCGCTCGGTAAACATACCGGAAGGCGTCGTCGCGATCAGATTATCGACGTATCTTTGATTCAAGAATGTATTATCAAAGATCGTAAAATGATTCGCGACGATCTTTTCATCGTCCGCCTTGTCGATATAATCGACCTTGAGCCAGTGTTTCGGGTGGTCCGGGTTCGTATCGCATATAATACGCGCGCCATATCCGGAGCAACGCTTTAGAATTTCGTCGAAAACCTCCTTATTCGCGAGCGTGGCCTCGTTTACATAAGCCCCGAAGGCTGTCATACCTCGGATAGCTTTAAGGCCCGCTATCGAGCCCGTAAACGTCGTCACGACGTATACACCAAATAAGGTAAAGTTGCCGTGCCTGTCAAACTGGAATTCGTGGCCGTAAGCGTCTGTGATCTCGCGCAATATGTTTGTTTGAAGCGTTCCGGACGATACAGCACCCAGAATATACATCGGAGTTTGAACCCCGACTTTTGCAGCATTTTTTTTGACCCGCTTCAGCTCCATTAAAAAAAGATCATTGTCTAGTTTGGTTTTCCCGGCCCGTACTGCGCCGTGGTTTATCATCATGTACCAATCACGAGAAAGAGAACGACGCAAGATCCCGATCTGTTTATCTGTGTACAGTCGCTCAAGTGCCATCTTGAATCACTCCTTCCAGCTTCTCGAAATAATCGGCCATGATATCCTCGGACGCCATACCACCTTCAAGAGCTTGTTCGCGTTTCTTGTTTTCAAGTTGCATTGCCTTAACGCGCTCTTTCTGCTCTTTCTTATCGAGAGCGTCTTTCGTGCCTTCGTTGCCGTTCATCTTGGCCAGAAGCTCAATCGCTCGCATATCACCTTTCAGCGCCTTCTGCAAAAGCACCGTCGCGATCGCTGTTTGATTCGTCGCGTTTAGGCCCTTCTCCTCAAGTGCTTCTTTTAGCTGTGGACTGAAGACGTCCATCTCCAAAATTTGATTGACTTTCTTTTTTAGATCCGCTTTTTCCCTTCGAGCCTTGCCGGAGGCGATACCGGCTTTCCGGGCATTGCGTCGGCGTTCTTCGGGCGTTCGTTGCTCGTTTGGTATTAAGTTGTCAATCCCGGCCATCGCCTCCCCTCCTTTACTATTTAATTTTGTTTGATCGAGAATTTCTTACCGTTCTTTTTTCTTTTACAAAAAACAGACTCCCCAGAAAGGAATAGGGGGAGTCTGAAAAGAAAAGTATAGAGTATAGAAATGTATGGCAAGGGGAAGAACTAAAAGAACCTTACCAAAAGCGGACGAGCGGAATCGAACCGCCGAAACGAAAAATTTTGAAAAATATAAGGAGACCCCATAACCGGAGAAGGTTAAAACTATGAAAAGTAAAAACGTGCTGTAACTGTTGGCCCTGTCGTCTGGCCCTGTCGTCCGCTGGAAGATCTCTGTTTCCTTCAATCTTCCGATAATACAATTTTACCACCTTTTTTTGAACACT